GCATTAATTTCAACGTCTGCAAATAAGAATTCTGTTTGGACAAACACTGGCTCAATACCTATTGGACTGCGGCCGATAAGATAATTAATATAAGTATTAGCTAATGTGTTTGAAATTAAACGAGTGTTGTCTCTAAGATATACTGAAATTGCAACTTTACCCAATTGAGGTGGATTTAATTGATCTCCGCTATATGCGGCGACTGCTGTAATTTCTGGAAACTTTTGTTTGAGCAATGTCTCATAGTCGCCAGAAGTAACTGCTCTTTGTTGAACTTGCAAAGATTTTGGTGCGTTGAATCTAATTGATTCTAAAGATTCTCTTTCAGCACCTCCAGCCGCCGGTGAAATTGTTGTTACACTAATTTGAGCATCTTCAATAAAAGAAGCAGTGAAAGAATTGGCGCCGTTTCCTTCTTCGCCACTCGTAACTCTGTATCTTACACGAACGTCTTGAAATTCTTGTGGCTGTTCGCCATAAATGTCTTTACCAAAATAAATTGCATAACGATTGTCAAAATACGGCTCAACATAAAATACTTTGTCTGTTGGCCCAACGCCAAAAATATCTTCTGCATAAGTAAATACATTTTGGTCATCGGTTGCTTCTGCATCAACAAACACCGCAATTGTATCAGTATCGCAATTATCGTTTGAAAGTGCAACCTTTAACACGCCGTCATCATCGACAATAAAACCTTCTCTTTGAAAACTTGTTAACATTTGGCCTTCAAAAATTTCAATGTCTTCAGTCAAATATTGATTTGGGCCAGTCCTTCGAGCAAGGTGTACCTTGTCAGTAATAAAAGTAAAATTTGTACCAAGATATGTTGTATTAAAATTAGAATATGCTGGTATAGTAACCGTCTCTGGTGCTGCTTCAGTTTCAGCATAATTCGTAAGTATTGTTGCGCGCACAACCGCTTTTGCAGATTTTCTTGATCTTGGCAAATAATTTAATTCTTTTGCATGAGAAACAACAGAATTAGTTAATACGGCTGTATCAAGAAACATTTCATTGATTGCCATATTCGTATAAAAATTATTCTGATACGTATTAAAAGCTAAAACATCGAGTAATACACTTAAGTTTGAGCCTTCAAAATTATAATCTTTAAACTGTGTTTGAGTTTTTATATAATCCTTCAAACTAGTTTTAATAGCATCAAAATCTAATTCTGTTATTGGGGCATTAGGCTGTGCCATTATCTTATCCTTTCTAAAATAACATCTAACGTTATTGGTTGTTCTAAGTTTATAACATAAAATTTTACTATAATTGAAACTGTATTATCGTCTATACCCGAAGAAACCTCAACATCAATAAGTTCTGCTCTTGGCTCGTATGCTCTGATTGTTGTTTTAACACGGTCTTCAATTAATTTAAGGGTCGCAGGTGTTATGTTTTCAAAAAGCATTTCGCGAAGGCCGGCGCCAAGAAAAGGCTGTAATAATCTTTCTCTTCGATCTGTCAATAAAAGATTTCTTATTGAATCTTTGACGGCGTCTTCATCTTTAAGAATAGTAATATCTTCAGAAATTGGACTTTGCGCAAGATCTTTTCTAAAATCCGAATATATTGTCGCTCGTTTTTTTAACGGTGTTATAGCTTCAATTGTCATTATTGATTACTCGTAGGTCTTTTTATTAAGTCTAAATAAATTGTACCAGAAAGTGGTTTAACTGTTTTAAATCCTGCCTTCAAAGCCAAGTCAATAATTTCCTGTTCGTCCGAAACACTATAAAGGTTTTCAATTTCAACCGCCAAACCTGACATCATAGTAGATTCTTTAGATCCACCAATTTCATCGTTATACTGCTTGCTTCTAAAACCATTAGTAACATTTAATTGTTCTTCTCCATCTGGCAAAGAAGCTTGAAACCTCATTAGAAAAACCTTGAGATCCAAATCGAGTTTAACCCATCCTTCGAGGCCACATAATTTATCGTCTATAAAAGAACCCGTTATTTTAACCCTAGGGTCGCTGCCTTCTTTTACGTCTTTACACTTTGGCAGTTTTGCGTATTCGGCCATGGTAGGCCTTTTAATATTATAAGGTTCTTCTTTATTTGGTGTATATGCCTTAGAGGATGGGTTTTCCCATTCTTCCTCTATTCTATTTATTTCCTCTTTTCTCTTTTCATCTGAAAAACGTACAGCTCCGGCTTCAACAGCGCCAGCAGTATTCATATTTGAAATGATTTTTAATCTTTGAGAAATAATAAAATACTTATTAGAGTATGTACTTAATGGTTGTTTAATTGCATTTAATAACGCTTCAATTTGCGACGCAAAGCCACAAAACCTTTTAATCATTAATAATATTTCTTCTAAACCCGGATTTTCAAAAAGACCTACAACATAATCAATTAAATCTTTGACCTTTTTCTTTAAGGTATCTTTGTTTTCGTCATTAAAAAACAAACACATTTCTTCACGTGTTGTCATAATTTTCTTAACAATGTTTTCGTGAAGAAACGTATCAATGTTTCCTATGATCCCTTCAATATTAAAGTTTTCAATTTGTTGTGCAACTTTATCAAATGCTTTTGTAACTTGTTCTATTAATTTTTCTTTAATCTTCTCAATCAATGCTTTAACTGTCAATTTTTCAATTGCGGATTTTAAGAAATCTTCAAGGTTTCTAATCTTACTTAAAAATTCTAAAGCATCAGTAATTATTTTACCAATTTCTCCTAATACGTCAAAGAAGGCGTCCAATGCTGCAAAGATATTATCTAAGCTATTACAAAATCCACCTAATACGCTATTAGCAAACGATTCACCATAATAAGAATCAAATTGAAAAAATAAATTTGAATCATTGCGATTACATTTATCTGTATAATCCGCTGGTGTATAATTGTATTCATTTAAGAAGTCAGATAATTCAAACGCAGTGATCGGTCCTCTATTAATTCTATTATCTAAAATAGGATATTCATTACTGTCAACAGTATTAGTATTAAAAAATACACCTGTTGCATTAAGAGCATCTGTGAAGTCATCTTGACCATAGCGATTAACTAATCTTTCTAAAGGAGCCTTTATACTATCCTGTTCAATTTGCGCAATTAAATTATCCGCAAAAATATCAACTTGCCGAAGAGTAAATTCTCCTTTAGTATTAACAGAAGGATAACCTCCTGATAATGCTAGTCTTGTGTTGCCTGCCTGATCTAATGGATCTAAACAATCTTCTTGCATCTTATCACCTTTCGCTTTCTGGGTCAGGAGAAACATAACCTGCGGAATTTAAACTTCCTCCAGGATTATAATTAGCAATTCTTGTCGATTGCGTTATTGGTTCAGGCATCTGCGCTGGTTCTGGACCAGGCCAGCTAGGAATACTTGGTACACCAATTCCTGCAGGAACTGGCGGAACTGGGACAGGAATTGGCGGAAACGCAAGGCCTGAACCTAATGCAATAAGATCATCCGCAGCAACAAAGGGAGCAGTTAAACTCAAATACGTTGATGAACCAATTGATATCGGCGCGGTGCAATCGATTTGTAGCGGGCCTATTGAAGAAATATCAGTTACACCAAGAGATTTGATAAACGTTGCGCCGCCAGTTTGAATACTTGTTGCACCGCCAGTGATTAAACTTAATGCGCCCCCGGTTGTTATATTAGTAAATGTGCCTGATGCAAGATTAAACCCTGGTGACGTTAATGTTGGCGAAGGAACGCCGGTAAACGGCAAAGGCGGTAAAGGTGTAACTGGTGGAAGAACGCCAGACATTGAAATGTACATATTACTTCCAACAACGTGTGTATCAAACAAACTCGTTAATCGCATTGATGTTGTACTATATGCGTCAAAAGTTTCAAATGCAGTAAAGAATATTTTACGCGCCGTTGTTGTAACGTCATAACCTGCATACATTGCAATTTGCTTATCTGCTCTAAGTCCTAACGTTCCAGCGTTTGCTTCAATTTTAACATCTCCACCGCGTTGTTGTAATTGCATTGAAGCGTTATGATTTATTTGAGTGCCATCGACTTGAATCATTCCGCCGACTAACAATTTGTAATCACCAGTGATATGTTCGGTCTTATTACCTTCAACATATACGTGCGCATCGCCTTTAATAGTGATAACAGATCCGTTGCCTGCAAATTCATGTTTTTTGTTTGTTGTAATATCAAATTTATCGGCCGCCGATTTTTCGGTCATCGATCCTTTTGCATCTATTTGAATAAATGATCCTTCTTTATGAGTAATCATTATTCTTTCACCGCCTGGGGTATCGTCAATTTCTATTGAATGATACGCGGTCTCGATAGTTTTATTGTAAGGATATTTTGAACTATATGCAGAAGAAGGTTCTGACCATGTTTGTTCAGTCCCCGCAACCGGCATATCTTCAATTCTATTCATTTCTTGACCAAGAACGTACGTTTCATGTATGTCTTCGCCACGAGTGAGTCTTGAGTTTTGAGGTTGCCCAAAATCTCTTGGGGCCGATCCTTTTGCTTGTATTTCGCCGTCCTTTTGAGGAATAACACCCCAGCCATATTTTGCAGGATCAATAAACCCGGCCGATTGAGAAGGAAGTAATCCTAATACAATTGGTTGCTGAGCATCTCTTCCGTCAACAAACATACCCCACACAAATGAATTTAAAGACGGAGGATTAAATGTAAGTCCATAATCTCCTGATGCGCAGATTGCCCAAGGAAGATCTTCTGTCGAAACTTGATCGTGTGTTCCGTGTACGCTAAACGCACGCACCTGTACTCGGCCTTCTAATCGAGGGTCGACGTTATTCTCAATTACCCCAATAAAAAATAAGGGGTTTTTTAATCCTATACCAGGCTCAACCATATTTTACTAAACCTAATGAAGTAGTACATATATTGTCAGCAATGTCGTGAAGTGTAGACGTAACTAAATAATTTCCGTTT